GTTTAGACTTCCAGGATCGTATTATGGTCTAGGCCCTGTCGCAGCTTGTCGCCTTGCAATAGGTGGCGCAATGGCAGCAGAAACTTATGCTGCTGCTTACTTTGGCAACGCTGCCAACCCTGGCGGTGTCATTGAAGTTGCCGGCGAACTTACGCAAGAGCAAGCACAAGACATCAGCCGTGATTGGAACATAACTCACACAGGCCCTTATCGCGCAGGCAAGATTGGCATTCTTTCAGGCGGAGCAATTTTCAAACCTTTGACATTAAACGCCCAAGATGCGCAGCTCCTAGACTCGCGGAGATTCGGGGTCGAGGAAATCGCAAGATTATTCCGTTGCCCTATCTCACTTCTTGGTCATCCTGTTGCTGGCGCAATGTCGTTTGCATCTGTTGAAGCGCAGAATCTTTCATTTGTTCAACACAGTTTGCGCCCTTTACTTGAGCGCCTAGAACAGAGCTTCTCTAATTTGTTGCCTGAGCCTGATGGATTTATCAAGTTCAACCTTGATGCTCTGCTTCGTGGCACAACAATCGAGCGTTATGATGCTTATACAAAAGGTCTTCGTGAAGGTTTCTTATCTTTGAACGATGTTCGCTCTGTCGAAGACCTTGCACCAATAGGCGAGGCAGGCGATCAGTTCCGTGTTCCATTGCAGAACATTGATGCCTCTGATGCTAAGGATGTCGGCCTAAATCTACGCGCCGACATTGTGAGCAAGTTGGTTCAGGTTGGCTTTGACCCTGAAGAAGTCTTGAAGGCGGTTGAGATGGTTCCTATCGCACACACAGGCGTTCCAAGTTCTCAGCTCCAACCTATCTCTCAAATTGACCCGAATGACCCTGCTGCTGCATACGATGTCAGAGATGCTCGCAACCAAGGAACAACAATCAATGTTCCTGAACCTGTCGTCAATGTTGCTGCTCCAAATGTCAACATTGAGCCTGCAATGGTGATGCTTGAGTCACCTGAGATTCGCGTTGAATCGCCAACTGTCAATGTTGCCTCGCCAACAGTTGAGGTCACAAATCAAATTGATAGGCGCAAGGTTAGAAAGAAAGTCATCCGCGATGGCGAAGGCAGAATCTCAGAAGTTATTGAAGAGTTTATTGAGGGGGATGAATAATGGCGACAGGTCTTAGTTCTTATCTAGCAAACAAATTCCTTGATGCCGTGGCAAATGCCACCTCCTACTCAGCAGCCAATGTCTATGTCAAACTCCACACGGGCGAGCCAGGGGCGAATGGAACTGCCAATGCTGCAACTGAAACAACTCGCAAAGAAGCAACTTTCTCATCTGCCTCAGCAGGTGCAATTGCATCTGATGCCGACATCACTTGGACAAACATTGCGGGTTCTCAAGATGCTACCAATTTTTCTGCTTGGGATAATCTTACTGCTGGCAATTTCTTATTTAGTGGCACTATCACTGGCAATGCTTATGTTGCAGGTGATACTTACACTATTCCAAGCGGTTCTCTAACTGCCTCGCTGACTTTGGCTTCCTAGTATGGCAGCTCAATTTCTTCTCGATGAGGGTGTCTTAGACACAGACTTACTTGGCCCAATCATCATTGTTTCGGCAAGTGCCGACCTTGGTGGAATCTCATCAAGTGGAAGTTCATTAGTAACGCATCTCGTTACTATGGGCGCAGAGCTTGGTGGCTTATCAGCAAATGCAAACACCAATCCTGAAACACCAGGCGGAGCGCAGGTTGAGTCAGGTCACGGATTTATCCAACCTTATTTCCCACCTGTTATCCCGCCTCAAGAAATCAAAATTGCAACAGTTTATGCAGGCGCAGTCGCGGGCTTAGGCGCAGTCAGTGCAAGTGCAATGTCTGAGATTTCCTTCTCGATAATGGAAGATGATGCAGAAGTTCTGCTTCTGATTTAGGAATCCAATGCCATATCTAATTTCTGACAAGCAAAGTGATTGCCAAGGTTGGGCAACTGTCAAAGAAGAATCAGATGGTTCTTACACGACTATCGGTTGCCACGACAACAAGCAAGATGCCATCGACCAAATGGTTGCAGTAAGCATCGCAGAAGATATTGAGCCAGGTGGAGAAGTTAGCAAACGCGCTCTTCCTGATAATTACAGACCAGCACTCTCAGAAGATGTGCCAGAAGGTAGAGCCTGTGGCAACTGCTACTTCTACAACGAAGCCAAGCAGAATGATGCAGGCAATAAGGCTTGGTGCGAACTTTGGGAAGATTTTGTTGATGGCGCTTACTACTGCAACAAATGGAAAGCAGATTCAGAAAATCGTCAAGTAGATTTAACAGTTCCCGCATTCATTCGCGCAAACGCAGAGCGCGGTTTGAAGTTAGTTCGAGAAGGTTTTGGGGGAGATGGTCTGACCGACACTGCAAAGCGCGAAGCGCGAGAAATGGCAGCAGGTCGAATAACAGAAAATAAAGTTCGCAAGATGGCACCTTGGTTTGCTCGTCATAAAGTTGACGGCCAAGCGCCAAAGAACAAAGACTCATCCGATCCTCAATATCCAGGCGCAGGTCTAGTGGCTTGGTTGATTTGGGGCGGAGATTCCAACTTCAGTGATAGAGCGCAAAATTGGGCGCAACGCAAGATTGATGCCCTCAATGCAGAAGCCGATTCAAGGAGCAAAATGGCAAAGAAAATTGAACGCCGCACTTATAGTGTGAGAGATGTAGAAGCGCGAGCAGATGATTCAGGGATGCGCCTCGCAGGATATGCAGCAGTCTTTGGTGACTCAAGCGTTCCTCTTCCCTTCAAGGAAAGCATTGCTGCGGGCGCTTTTAGAAAGACCTTGAGCGAAACTCCTGATGTGAGAATGTTAATCAATCACGAAGGTTTGCCAGTAGCTCGCACAAAGAACGACACCCTAAAACTCTATGAAGATGACCGAGGATTGCGCTTTGAAGCAGACCTTGCCGACACTCAAGAAGGGCGCGACATCTACGAACTCGTCAAGCGCGGAGATGTTGACCAAATGTCTTTCGCCTTCCGTGTTATCCGTCAAAGATGGAATGATGACCGAAGCCGCAGAGTCTTGACCGAGGTTTCTTTGGCAGATGGCGACATCTCTGTCGTGACTTATCCTGCCTATCCAACAACGACAGTTGAGGCTCGTGACCACATAAGGCAAGCAATGAAGGCACTCAAAGAAGGCCGCGACATTGACGAAGCAACGATGTCAGTCTTGCAATCAATCTTCAATGATATGAGCGAGGGTCACGAATACATTATGAAGGCTCTTGGAGTTTTTGACACCTTAATGAATGACCGCCAATATGGTGAGGACTATGAAATGGATGAAGACGAAGATGACAAGATGCGGGCGGTTGATGTTGTCGGAGATTTTGTCGAATGGGATTCATCGGGTGGAACTGCTCGCGGAAGAATTGTGCGCGTAGCAAGAGAAGGCAGCATCAATGTTCCTAATTCAGATTTTACAATCACCGCAGAAGAAGGCGATCCTGCGGTCTTAATCCGTTTATATCGTGAACTTCGTGATGGGTATGTTGCAACTGACACTCTTGTTGGTCACAAGGCATCAGAACTTCGCGCCATTGACCCACTACCTGAACCAAGTGAAGAAGCAGGTCGCAAGATTTCTTTGCGCCTAGCTCAAGCAATAATCAATTCAACAAAATAAGTTTCTGCTCAACAGAGCAGATTGAAGTCGGAGCCAACCTCGCACCCCGTTAAGCGCCGCGAGCATCTTGGCCACCACCTCGAAAACCTAATCATAAGGAGCAAAACTCGATGTCATATTTTGACAAAGTAGTCGAGCGCCGTGATGCAGTCAAGGCAGAGATGGATGCAGTTCTTGAGGCAGTTGCCACAGAGAATCGCACCGATCTGACCACAGAGGAAACCGCTAAGGTTGATGCTCTAGTTGCTGAATCTCGCACACTCGATGAGAAAATTGAAAAACTGACTGCACAAGCAACAGCCGATGCAAAGGCTTCCGAAGCTCGTTCAGCAGTAGCAGAAATCGCAACTCCAAAAGTTGGCGGTTACAAAGTAACAAAAGAATCACGCACCTATGCACCTGAGTCTGATACATCATTCTTCAAGGATGCTTACAATGCGCAATTCAAATCTGACTATGCAGCTCAGGAAAGACTTGCTCGCCATCAGCGCGAAGAAGAAATTGAGCGCCGCGATGTCGGAACAGCTCAGTTTGAGGGTCTAGTAATTCCACAGTATCTCACTGAATACGCAGCAGTCTTAGCACGGAGCGGTCGCCCGTTCGCAGACTTTGCAACTGCGAAGCACACATTGCCACCAGCCGGAATGACCTTGAATATCTCAAGAATGACGACTGGGTCAAGCACTGCTGTTCAGGTAACACAGAACGATGCAGTTAGCGAAACAGATGTCGATGACACACTATTGACAATCAATGTCCGGACAATTGCCGGTCAGCAAGACCTATCGCGCCAAGCGATTGAGCGCGGAACAGGAATTGACCAATTCGTTGCTCAAGACCTTATCCGTTCTTGGCACACCACACTAGATTCACAGATTCTAAATGGCGCAGGAACAGCAGGAACAATTGTTGGACTTCGTAACGCAGGCGGAAACGCAGTTACCTTCACCTCAACCGCTCCAACGGCTGCTCTTCTATATCCAAAACTTGCTGATGCAATTCAGCAGATTCAGACAAATGCTTTCACAAATCCAACTCATTTCGTGGTTCATCCAAGAAGATTGGCTTTCTTGTTAGCTTCTGTTGATTCTTCAAATCGCCCACTCGTAGTTCCTGCCGCAAGCGGCCCAACAAATGCAATGGGTTCAGGCGCAGGTCAATCTCTTTATGGCAACTCTGGCTATCAGATGATGGGTCTTCCTATCATCACAGATGCCAGCATTGGAACAACTTATGGAACAACCACAAACCAAGATGAAATCTATGTTGTGACTGCTCCTGAG